TCAAACAACACAATCTGATAGTCCAATGACTAAAGTTGATAGATCAACTTATGCAGGATTCTCTAATAAATTATCAAAAGGAACTCCTAATCAATATTGGGTAGAAAGATTTATAGATAAAGTTAGAATACATATTTACCCAACACCAGATTCAAGTAATGCATCTAAAGATATGCACATCTTTTTTATAAAAAGAATTCAAGACATTGGTGCTTATACTAATGCAACTGATGTTCCATTTAGATTCGTACCTTGTATGGTTTCAGGTTTAGCATACTATTTATCAATGAAATATACACCACAACTAATTCAACCAATGAAACTAGTTTATGAAGAAGAGTTTCAAAGAGCATTACAAGAGGACGGTTCTGCTTCTAGTTCATACATTACACCTAAAGCTTACTACCCAGGATCATAATGGCTAAATACGCAACCGGTAAATACGCAAGAGCAATTTCAGATAGATCAGGTATGGAGTTTCCATATAAAGAAATGGTTAGAGAATGGAACGGATCTTTTGTACATGTATCAGAGTTTGAACCAAAGCAACCACAATTAGAGCCAAAACCTATGAATGGTGATTCTATATCTTTAAGACACGTAAGACCCGACAGAACAGAAACACCTGTTCCTAATATTTTACCGTTAAATCCATTTACAACTACAAGTGGATCTACAACAATATCTGTGAATGAACCAGATCATGGTAGGTCAACTAACGATACTGTGAGATTTAGAAATGCAAGTGTTGTTGGAGGAGTGGCTGCAGCAACTATAAATTTAGCTACAGGATATACAATAACTAAAGTTGATGCAGATAATTATACCTTTGCAACAGCTACAACATCTAGTATAAGTGAAACAGGAGGAGGTGGTTTTGCATCAGCAGGACCAGTAACGGTAACAGCATGATTAAAAAAATTTGGAATTGGATTAAAAATTTATTTAAACCTCATAAACAAGAAATAGCTAAGAATACAGATGTACATTCATATGTGCTAAAATCAGAGATTCCAGTACAGGAAGAAAAAAAATTACATTGTTCAGGACATAAAAGATTTAGAAAATCCTGTCCGCTTTGTTTAGAAATAGTTGGAGTTAAATAGTGGCTTATACTTTAGCTAATTTAAGAACCGATATTAGAAATTATACAGAAGTAGACGATGGTGTATTATCTGATTCTGTACTAGACACCATAATAAAAAATGGTGAAAATAGAATATACAGAGAATCAGATTCAGACGACAACAGATTTTATGCTACATCACAACTTGTTACAGGAAATAGATATGTGACAATTCCATCTGATTTAAGAATAATTAGGTATGTACAATTAAAAAATACAGCTGGAGATCAAGTGTTTTTAGAAAAGAAAGAAACCAGTTATATGGCTTCTTTCTATGATACGCCAGGAACTCAATCTGGTTTTCCTAAATATTACGCCAATTGGGACGCTGAATTTTGGGTTGTAGCACCCACACCGGACTCTACTTATGAAATAACTTTAGCATATGTTAAACAACCGATAAGTATTACAAGCACTACTCAGCCAACAACAGCAAATCCTGCATCCAATGTAGGAACATATGTGTCTAATAAATATCAGGATTTACTTTTATATGCTTGTCTGGTAGAAGCATATGGATACTTGAAAGGTCCAACAGATCTGTTACAATACTATGAACAGTCTTATCAAAGGGCTTTATCATCGTACTCTATCGAACAACAAGGTAGAAGACGTCGAGACGAATATCAAGATGGTGTTATTCGTACTCCTTTAAGATCACCATCACCATAAATTAAGGAGATAAAAATATGGCAAATATAGTACCATTTTCTTTTAAAGGTGAACTTCTTTCCGGAACGCATAACTTTGCAAACGGAGGAGACTCTTTTAAAATAGCATTGTACACATCTAATCCTTACTCAACATCTAGCACAGTTGCAGATAATACTAACGAAGTTTCTTCTGCAGGTAGTTCAAACTATGTTAGAAAAGCTTTAACTAGTCAAGCTGTTGCAGCATCAACGGCTACTTCTTCTGTAGATTTTGCAGATGTAACTTGGTCAAGCGCAACTTTCTCTGCAGCTTTTGCAGCGATATATAACGACGATCAAGGTGATAAATTGTGTGTAGTATTAGATTTTGGTGGAACAAAGACAGCAACAAACGGTGATTTCACTGTTTCGTTTCCTGATCCAAGTACACCATCAAATGCTATTATTAGTTTAACATCATCATAGGATTTATAAATGGCGTTTAAATTAAACGATAGGGTAAAAGAATCCAGTGCAACTACTGGAACAGGTACAATTACACTTGGTGGAGCAGTAACAGGTTTTGAAACTTTTGCTGCAGGCATCGGTGGAGGCAATACCACTTATTATTGTATCTTTGAAACAGGAACAGCTAACTTTGAAGTTGGTTTTGGAACTTTAAACGGAGGAGCAAGCACACTTGCTAGAACTTACGTTATCTCCAGTTCTAACAGTGACGCAAAAGTAAGTTTCGCAGGTGCAACAGAAGTTTTCTGCACTGTGCCTGGTGCAAAGATAGGTCTACCTTTTCCAGAAGAGAACGCTTCTTCATCAGCGCCAAAAATAATTACGGTTACAGTTGATAGTAAATCCGGTAATCATCCATATCAAGGTGTAGGTTCTGGTAATGCATATTTTTTAAATGGACTAGAGGCACCTGCTTTGAGACTAACCGGTGTAGATGCATCAAACTCTGCTTACGCACAGTATTATAGATTTGATCAATCGGACTCATCAAACAGTGGACATCCTTTAAGATTCTATTTAGATTCTGCTAGAAACACAGAGTATACAACAGGTGTGACTAACACGGGTAGCTCACCAGCTCCTGGATCATCTGGTGCGTATACACAGATTGCTGTCGATGAGACAACACCAAATATTTTATATTATCAATGTTCATCACATGGTTATATGGGTAATCATGTTACAAGTATTGGTAATAAAGTTAATTCTAATTTAGTTACAATAGGAGATGTAACTGTTGGATCTAAATTAAAATTACCAACAAATACAGCTAACAAAATTTTAGTTGCGGATGGCACATCTTTTGAAGAAGTAGATATGTCAGGTGATGCAACTATTGCATCTGGCGGAGCATTGACACTAGCTAACTCTGGTGTATCAGCAGCTAGTTATACAAATTCATCAATTACAGTTGATGCAAAAGGGAGAGTAACAGCGGCTTCTAGTGGAACAGCAGGAGCTACAGCAGGATTTGCGGTTGCAATGGCAATCGCCTTATAGTAAAGGAGTAATATGGCACAAGATTTTAAAAGATTCGGAGATCAAGACGTAGGAACATCAGCAGCTACTATTCACACTAGTAATTCTAATGACGCTATAATTTCTATTCGTCTTGCAAATACAACAACTTCAACAATAAACGCAGAAGTATTTATTACATCATCTGTAACAGGTGGTTCACAAGACCACTACATAATCAAAAATGCGCCCATAGTTAGTGGCGGATCATTAGAACTTATTGATGGAGGCAGTAAGCTGGTTATACAAAACGGAGACATTGTCAAAGCAAAATCGGATACAGCAAGCTCATTAAGTGTTTGGATGTCTACAGTTGATGCAATCAGTGCGTAAGAGGAATGAATGGCATATTTAGGAAACAGTCCAAAAACAAATTTAATTACCATGAACTCTTCGCAGTTCAGTGGTGATAATTCAGAAACAAATTTTACACTTTCACAAACTGTTGGTAACACCAACGAAGTAGAAGTTTTTGTGGGGAATGTTCGTCAAGATCCCCACTCAGCGTACACAGTATCTGGTGGTACAACTCTAGCTTTCACAGCTGCACCGCCAACAGGAACTAATAATATTTATGTAGTATACCAAGGTAAATCCATAGGTGAGACTACACCTGGAGAAAACTCAATTGAATTTGGTATGATAAAATCAATCAACGGTGGCTATGAAAACAAAGCATCTATATCATCAAACATCACAGTTGCATCTGGAGATAACATGATGATTGCAGGCCCTGCTTCTTTTACAGGCACAGTAACAGTTAACGGGACATTGACGGTAGTATAATGGGAACTTTATTTGTAGATAATATTAAACAACAATCTTCACAAGGCAGTGGTACAATTACTATTGGTGCATCTGGTGAGACAGTTGGTTTAGCATCTGGTGTTGTACAAAGTAATTTATTGACTCCAGCTTTTCAAGCATACAGAACATCTTATCAATCAATAGCAAATAATACAGAAACTAAAGTACAAAATAATATTGAATTATTCGATACAGATAATGCTTATGATAATTCTACAAATTACAGATTTACAGTGCCATCTGGTAAAGCTGGTAAATATTTAATCGGTATTGGTAATACCATAGATAATGTTACAGATGGAACCTATGTAATTAGTAGACTTAAAAAAAACGGAAGTAATTTAAAAATGGTAATTCAAACTTCTTCCGGTGGTTATCCACTTTCAACACAATTAACTTTTATAGACGATGCCTCAGTGGGAGATTATTACGAAAGTTGGGTTTTACATATTGACGGCTCAACATCAAGTTTAAGAACTGAATATACAAATTATTTTTGGATGACAAGACTAGGAACATAATATGGGAACAATTAAAGCAACAAATATAGAACCAATAGCTGACAACGGCACAGTAACCCTGGGTAGTTCTGGGGATACATTTAGTCTGGGATCAGGTGTTGTACAAAGTAATTTATTAGGTCCAGCTTTTTGTGTTACTAAAGCAGATCATCAAACAATTTCTCTTAATACAACAACTACAGTAACTTTAGATACTGAAATATTAGATAGCGATAATGCTTTTTCATCTAACTCTTTTACAGTTCCAACTGGAAAAGGTGGAAAATATTTAATTGGTTTTCAAATGGCTTTTAGAAATTCTGCTGCATTTTTTAAAATAGAGTTTTCTGTTTTTAAAAATAGTTCAGAAGATCAACCAACACTAAAACAAAATTTTGCCTCAAGTATTTTTGAAAGTAATTTTACAAATAGAATACACACTAGCGTAATAAGAGATTTATCTGCTGGTGATGTTTTAGATCTTAGAGCTTTACTAAATGCTGGAAGTGGAACGGCACAAATTATGTCAAGTAGTACATTATTTTATGGATACAGGATAGGAACATAATGGCAGGAATAATTAAAGTAAATCAGTATCAAGACTTCAATGGTAACACACTATTTACCAGTGATGGTAGTGGTAATCTTACTACGCAAAAAGTTAACTATCCATATTTTCAAGTAGAAAGAGATTCTGAACAAAGTATATCAGATGCTACAACTACAAAAATAGAATGGGATACAGTTACTTTTGATACAGGTAATTTTTTTAATACTACAGACTATTCTTACAAACCTTTAGTGGCTGGAAAATATTTTGTTCATGCTCAAACTTATCCTGATTCACAAGCAGATTCTCAACTAGATGATTGTTTTATGTATTTGTATAAAAATGGATCTGAAATACATCAATCAGGAGCTAATTTTAATGCCAACAATCCAAGAAACTTTACATTAAATATGTGTTTTACAGTGGACATGAATGGAACTACAGATTATTTAGATATTAGACTTTTTATTGACGATGATAGTGGCACACCAAGAATACAAGCACAAAAAAATGTGTTTTCAGCATTTAGGATGGGAAGTTAATTATGGCATTAAGTAAAGTAGATGTAGCAAATATGTTAACAGGAGCAGCACCAGTAGCTAATGGTGGTACAGGTGTAACAACTGGACCAGGATTAATTAAACTTTCAACAGCAACAATTAGTAATGATGCGGCAGTAACTTTTGACAACACTATAATCACTGATACTTATCAAACATACAAAGTTGTTGGGTCAAACATAGTTCTTTCAAGTGACGACCAAAGAATACAGGTTACTCTTTCAACAGATAATGGAGCAAGCTACTCAACTAGTGGATATGCTCAAGCTACACATACAGGGAGGTCATCAGACAGTGATAACACCACAACATTTAGAGGTGCAGCAAATAAAGAATCACTAAGAATAACAGGAATTAGATTTAATTCAGGAGCAGCTACTGGAGAAAAAACAAATTTTGAAGCTATGTATCATGGTTTGAGAAATGCATCAGCAGATAAATTTTGTACTTACATGTCAGCTTTCGCAGATGATAGTGGAACAGTAGCAATGCAAATAGGAATTACTGGAACAACAAATGTGACTGCAGCAGTTAATAACATAAAGTTTAATACATCAAGCGGTAATTTATCAAGTGGAACAATTACAATCTATGGAGTTTTAGCATAATGACTAGAACAAAATTAATAAATGGAATTAGAATACCTTTTACAGCAGAAGAAGAAATAGCAAGAGACGCTGAAGAAAAAACATGGGAAGAGGGTGCTTTTGATAGATCAATGGAAATTTTAAGAGATAAAAGAAATGACTTACTTGCTGAAACAGATTTTCACGCATTATCTGATGTAACAATGTCACCAGAAATGGAGACATACAGACAAGAATTAAGAGATATAACTAATGGACTTACAACAGTTGAAGAAGTGAACGCTGTTGTATTTCCGACAAAACCGTAATATAAGGAATAAGGAGGACAAACTATGGCATCACTATCAAGCAAAGTCAAAACATATTTGGCTAATAACGGAGTTAACGAAGTTGACTTCATGGTAGACGTTTTGCTTCAGGATGATTCGAACGGTCAGGGCCCATACATCAAAAGTTGGAATGTATCAGGTGTAGCTCAACCGACATCGGAACAACTGGACGCTGTAGATTCTGCTGCTGATCTCGAAGAGAGACAGAATGCAGTAAGAGCTACAAGACGAAACGCCTATGGGGATATCGGTAGCCAGCTCGACATGCAATACCACGATTCAG